TTATCCGAGTTGCGTACTTCGACGAAAACCGCGAGACAAAGGGAGTCTATAACCAATGAGGCAAATCTGGTCTAAGGCGAACAGCACAACCGATTCGAACCCCTGCCCTTCGCCAAGCCGAACCTCTTTAAGCCAAGCGGTGTTGGGATCGCTGACGCCCACCAAGTGACTCCGCTGCAAGGGCGTAAAGCCGAGGTGGTTTACGAAATTCATCGACAGAAAACTTAAGTCTAGATTGTGTTCGCCGGTATAGCTGAAACTTTCCGTCTTCAGGCAGTTCAGATTGGCTGGGGTCCAGTCGCTTATCGGATAATTGATGACCGTCGTGAGGGGCGCGTTATTGACGTCGGGAGGATACAGCACTTCGAAGCGGCAACTTGGATAGCTTGAATGGACAAAACCTCGGATCTGCGCGGTGAAACTACCAATTAAGCCTGGTAGGAAGGCGGCCTCCTGTGGAATGATTGTGGGATCCACGGCCGTGTTCGTGATCACCGCCATCGCTCTGCCATACTCCGTCTCAAAAGTGCTGGTGGTGTAGCTGTCGTAGAACGGCATTCCGGAAGTGTTTGGAAAGTACCACCACTGCACTTCTCCGAATTGCAGATAAGGTGTCAGACCCGCTGCATTCATCACGGTTGCCATGTCCAGGTAAACCTGTTGCCAAAAGGTCGCGCTAGTGGGCGAGAAGTTGGTTTGCAGCGCGGGGGTGCTGACGATCACCGCCGTTTCATCGGGGTAGCGTTGCGCGATGCCCACGCCAATCGTTGGATCGCCGTTACCGAGTTCCGTGCTGAACGATGCCGTGACATCGAATCCATAGCCCGCGAGCGCAACAAAATAGCTTTGGCTCCAGTCGCGAACCGCCCGATTCAAGCGAGGCGTCGCTGTCAGGTCGGTGTACCAGTTGCCATCCACGCCGCCTGAGAAAATCGTGAAGGTAGCGCCCCCAACGGTGATCGTTCCAGTTCCAGATAATACCGGCGTAAGGTGGGTGGTCGGCGCGCTAGTCGAAATCGTGATCAAGTTGCCATCCGTACCCATCGATCGTGAATAGATGGTGACCTGGCTGCCGCTGGCCTGCGCCCATACAGCCGTATAACCACCGTTCAGCAGCATCGCGAAAGCTGTCGCCAATGTCTCCGCCGTATCGCCGATCAGATTCAAATGTTCGATCGTCGTTGGTGAAACTGTGGGATGATCGGCCCTACCAAGCAGGATTGTCGTGATGTCGTTTGCGTCGGGAGCGCCCGTGAATGTCACCGTGGCCGACGCGTACAGCTGGCCCGCACAGGTGAGCTCATAAAACCATAGCGCCCCTACATAGTGATTGACGCGCGCTCGGAAGCCCAGGTTGTAAATCATCCACGCCGTCCGCTCCGGTGCCAGCGCTATCGAGTGAAGCGTGTCCCAGTCGGTGGCGGCGGCAAGTTTCAGCTCACTTGCCTCTGTGGGAAGGGTCGTTGCAGGAATCGCGATTTCCAGAAAATCGAGATAGAAGTAAGCGCCGGCGTCGCCGTCGTGCGTTACCGTCACGGTGTGTGTTCCAAGTGCGAACTCGCCGACCAACACGCGGATCAACACGTCCTCGCCCAAATCTAAGTTGACGGTCTGAGGGCTTAGCGCATCAACGACGATGGAAATGTGATCGACGAGAGTGCCTGAATCCAAGAGCCGGGTGCCTAGGTACAAGCTATGGCTCTGGCCGGATATGTAGGTGCAACTCACACTCGAAGTTGGCACGTTCGTAAAGTGGATCGTCCCACCCGAGAAGTTCCCGGAACCACTGTTCCAGGTGCCTGTATATTGCAATTGTTTCGAATCGTCTTCTATGCGATGGCTTCCCGGACCAGCGATGGAGTAGCCCAGACCGCTCCCGGTGACGGTCCAGTTCGAAACCACCACTTGAAATTCACTCCGCACGAAAGCTCCGGCTTGCAAATCCGCGGAATAGGTCCATCGCAATTTTCGGACGGCGTTCACCGGAACAGCAACGAGGCTTGGATCACTGCTGCCGACCACGGAACCCATGAGTGAGGCGAACGGCAGGATGATTTGCCATTGAGATGGCGATGTGCCACCCGAAAACTGTTTCGACGCTGCATCCCACGCTTCCGTCTGGCTTCCAGAAACGTAACTGTATACGCCGATGCGATTCCCGCTTGCTCCGGTGGTGCTCAGGGTTGGAGTGGGGCGTCCGATGCCGACATAGGTGATGGTGATCGTCGTGCCGGTTCCAGGCCACGATGCGAACATCGTTGCGGAAAAAGCATTGATTCCCAGCATAATATTGTCGATCGCCGTCTCCAGCGTGTCGCCACCATTCATCAGGTACGGGTAATGCTCCGAAAGAAATGCCAGCCCCACGTAGTCTCCGGCCGTAACAGTCCCAGTCAGCGTGAACTCCACGGTGGCCGGTGCATAACTTCCCGCGATCGCCGTTTTGTGGTTCATCAACGGTACCTTGTAAACCTGTTCCACGCCCGATTCTGTCGCCCAGATTCGCAGAAAAGGCCAATCAACCGTCGGAAACAAATCTGAGTCCAACGGAATGCAGTTGGCCCGCGTCTCTTGATAACTCAGGGTGAGGCCACTCAAGTCCCCATCGGGTAAATAGCGAAATGCGGGATGCTCGAATACATTGTCGCGATTCCACTCAATGACAGCCCAGTCAAATTGCTGCCGCCAGGTGCCCGAGACCGTGTAGCCGGTGGCGCTGGTTGCGCTTAGTGCAGCCACGGCCGACGGTTCGAAGAAGTAGCATTGCAAGTCCCGATCGGGTTGCAGCTTTTGCAAAGTTTCGGACATGCTTTAGATATTTAGATTCGTATCGTTACGGTGAGATCGCTACCCGGTGCAATACCCGCAGTCTCTACCACATGAGTGATGTTGAGACCGATGATAGCCAGGGCCTGCAGCGGCCCAAGCGCAAATCCATCCACGGGAGTCGATACAGTTGCGAGCGCCGCGATGGTTAGTTCGCAATAAACCACCCCGTTCTGCGTTACTTGCATGATGATGGGATCGGTTGTTGGGGCGTCCTGTACAACAGCGTAGACGTCGCGCACCGAACAGGACGTTTCCACCAGGAGTGGCGGCGCCGCGTTAGTCTGTATCGCGAGCGGACCCTCCACTTGGATCGTCAGCTGTCCTCCCAAAAGGCTCCGCAGGCCAAGATCAGTCGTACTCGTAAATGATTCAGCGGCCACACTGCTGTTACCGCGGGAATTCGTCATGAAAAGTTCACCAGCCGCGATCCGGACGTCGGGCATCGTGATTGGAAATGCATAGCTTCCGCTCGCCGGGCTGCCGAAGAAGTCCGGTGCGAACGGCAGGATGAAAATCTTCTTCGCCAGCAGATACACCCCGGTTGGAGGAACCGCGCTGTGACTGGCCGCAGCGGTGCCATGAGACGCGCGTAGAACGGGAACCGTCGTGCTGCTGGTCAGGGTCGCTTGGACAACCATGACCTCTGCATCAATCTGAATCAAATCGCCGATCGATGCCGATACTGCCGTAACAACAGTAAATGAAGTATCCGTCGTGCCCATCGCTGCGCTGAGCAGGATCGTCGAGGGTCCCTGCAGTTCGTCCCAATAAGCCAACGTCAAGGTGCCCGCGCTGATCGATCGCGTGTTAGTCAGGTCAGTGAACGCGATTCCCAGAACCTCAATGCTACCGGCCCCGATCGGATAGAGTCCAAAAATGGGCTGGCCTGGAACATCGGTGTCGAGAGCGCTGCCCGTCGCACCCAAGATCGTCCAGCGGGTAAGCGGCGACAATTCGTAGGCGCATTCTTCATCCACCACATTCGCCGCGCGACCGGAAATCTGAACGGTCACCCCTTCGCGATTCGGCACCACAAACGAAACCGGCGATGCATTGCTCGAAGCTCCAAATTCCCAAGTCGAGCCGGCGATGAGGAAGAAACTCGTCGTATCAGGCTGGATGCTCCATTGCGTGGCCACAGTGAGCGTGCTCGCAGTGTTTGAGGCTATCGTCCGTTCCTGACCTGCTCCGGTTCCCGTGCTGATGCGAACAGTCGCGCCATTGTAGAGATTCAGCACCATACTCAAAATGCTGTTGCCTACTGTCGTCGCTGAAAAGATGTTGACAGCTTCGGGAGGTTGCAGCTCTAAGCGCCAATAGAAATTCGCGTGATCGTAGTTGGGATCCGGCGGACCTTGCAGCGATGCAGTTGATCCCGAATCGACAAACTGAGTGGCTATGGCGACTGCGCTCGCGATCCTCAATATCTGCGTGGGATTCGGACCCCGGTAAACATTGAACGAAACAGCAGCCGGTGAAAAGCTGAGGCTCACCACAGTAATTTGGTTTGTGTTCGTTCCAGCTGGCACAGTCGCCATGGCAATGAAAGAAAGCCCGCTCTCGGCGCCGTTGGCATCCACTGCACTGATCCCGTAATAAAGCGCCTGGCCGCCCGCCAACGTTCCTCCGGTATTGCTCACCTGGGGATTGAGCCCCATCAATGGTATGGCCGCTGAACTTGCCGTTGGCCTGGCGGGAGTGAAAAACGACACCGACAGGTTCGTGGTGACGCTGCCATCCGTACTGGCCGTCTCACTTTCCGCAATTCCGAACTGCTCCACTCCGTTGCCGTCGAGAACCGTGCCCACCAGCGGTCTGGGTAGTCCAACTTCGAAGGCGCCTTGGCGGCCTGGACCCGCACCATCCGAGTTCACCACTGTGTACCAAGCGTCGTCATGGATTTGCGCTGTAATAACAGCCGTCATGAAATTGACGCCCGGAGAAAGCTTCGTAATTCGGAATGGCTGCCTGCTGAAACCTTCTCGTGCATAAGTCAGCGTGATGATGTCGCCTGGCTTTAAGCCCGCCGCTTTCACACTGGTTTCATACTGCACATAAGTATTACCGTTTACCGACTTGTACAACTGAAGCGCAGCAGCGCGGTTCGCCTGATCGAAATTTGGCAGGCCAAGCGCCGTAAGGGTACTGGTTACGTCTTGACCCGTTGCCAGGAAATCATCGATGTCCACCAGCGAAAGACTATCTTGCTGATAGTCGTTGAACTCGTCTTGAAACTCAATCGTATAGTGATTTGGACTGTTCGCGATGCTCTGCGACGTCATAGTGAGAGAAGATGCGCCGTTTGCGCTCCGCAGTATTCCCGAAAAAGAGTCGTCGCCGAACTCGTAAGCAGGCCATCCGCCGTTTAACGCTTCGGTGCTATTGCTATTGGCCGGCTGCGTTGGCTGCTGGTTCGCCAGTGTGTCTTCTGAGTTCAGCTGGATCAGCCCATTGGAATCGAAACTGAGATACATCGCGGACGCGTTCCGAATACCGCGGACAATATCACCCGCACTGCGACGTCCGGTCAATAAAAGATTGCACTGATAACGCGGAATGGTAGTGCTATTTCCATTTACGTCCACCGTCGGGATCAGTGCGTTACATCTTTGCGCGACCGCAAAAAAGGTGGCAGCGTCTAATTGCGTGAGGCTCCAACCGGTGCGCCGAAGAGCGTCCAGCAACACCCAAGCGGGATTGTTGGTGAACGCATTGCTGACATAGGTGCCACCGGAGTCATATTGCGCAAGCTGAAGACCCTGGATCAGCACATTCACCTGAGGGAATGAGCTTCCATTCGAAATCCAATTTGGCACCACTAGCGACAAGAATGCCATGCTGCCGTACGGATCGCCCAATGGCTGCCCCGAAGAATTGCTGAAGTCCGGATTGAAGCTGCCGTTCCTGCCGCCAAAACTGATGACGTTGTACCAACCGGTTGCCGTCATGTTTGTCCCACTCACTCCGGCAGGGATCTGCGTGTTATTAACGATGACGGTAGGCACGCCACTAATTGGCCCAACCCCGAGTAGCACTTCGAAGTGCGTAAGATTTCCGTCGTTTCTCGCAAACACGATCGGCGGCCGATACCAACCAGTGCCGTAAATCAGCGGAACGAAATCATTGTAGAGTGCTTGATTTGGCAACGGCGTCGACAATTGCGAAGTTTTTGACCCATAGCTGCGCACCAGAATCGATGCAGGGACGAATTCCACGCCGCCAAACCTGCGCGTAATATTACTCGAAGTGTCATGATCGAACATACCCCGCTGTTGACATTGCACCCGCGAATAATCGCAGGATGTGTACGGAGCGCTGCCGTTCATATTTCCCACGCCGCCAGTTTGGTCCGGCGAATATCCACAGCGGTAGAACGGTGAAAACGCCCCCTCCGTTCCGCCGTTGACAGCTTCCAGGCGCTGCGCCGCCGTACTCGGAAAATTCCAGGGGCACAGTTTTTGAATATGGATTTCAGGCAGGAAGACTCGCTGCAAATTCAGCGTGTTGGTGAAACTGAGCCGCAACGTCGATTCAGTGGATTGATCCGGTGGATTTGCGATTCCCCGAAACACTACCTGGCTGTCCGACTCCACAACCTGATTGGTTAAGTCGAAAAACAGAAACGTAACGGCCAGTCGGGATCCCTTCCATCCGACATCCCGTTCAACTGAGGAAAGAAACGAGTCCGCGTTCGCCAACGTAATGGAAACGGTAGACACCCCGTCCGTGGCTGCTTCCGGGCTGGAGTTTAGATCGAAAATATTGTGCTTCAGGATACGGCTCAAATAAGCCACGCTACTGACGGTGACGTTATGCGTGCTCCAGTGAAGCACATCGCCGGTAGGCAAAGTGCAATCGAACAGGAATAGCGGCGTGCCGGGGACTTCCAGCTCTTTCAGAACGTTGATCGTTGACATTCGGCTATTCGATATTTGCTCTTGCTGGCGCTCAATTCAAACGGCTGATCAAATCGATCCGACCGGAATTCTGGTTCGGTGCGGTTGCGGTAAAGGTAAGTGAATCGCTGGAAAACCGCGTGTTCGAATAGACGCCGCCGCGGTCGATATTTTTCTTATATAGACCCGCCGCAGGCTGTGCCTCCACTTGAGCGCCGAATACGTCTACCTGAACTCCAGCCGGCAATTGAACCCCAAAGCCAATCCCGTTTTGCTCAACTGAAAGGCTCCCGGATGTAGTTACGCGCGTCCAGGCTGCGCCCGTGGTAACGGCTGCCAACGTGGTCTGTCCGGTTGCCGTCACCACCAGCTGAATTGTGGCCGGCACGGCGCTCCGCACATATAGGCTGTAACAATAGACCAAATTGCTTGGTCCACTCGTGTCTTGAACGATCTGTTGCGTCGTTTCCGCGGTATTCGTGAGTTGCATCCCGTCGCTGCCCCCGAACGGGTCCACTACTCCGCTGCTAACCGCCAACAGCGCATCGGCGGTCCACACTGCCTGCGTCCAGTCCTCACTCCACATCAACAGATTGTCCATGGGATCTAAGAACGTAAACGTGTTCAGTTGACCTTTTACAATCTCAAAGAGGCTCTCGATCGAAGAACGTTCGACATCGCTCAAACTGGCATATTTAAGCTGCCACTGTACCTTTCGCGCTCCGGTATCGGCCATGCGGATCGTGAGACCGCTCGACAGCTGATTCGCAACCGTCCGCATGTTGGTGCTACGCGCAATGGGGAACTGAGAGATCGCGCCGGTACTGAGTTGAGGATAGTACGGCATTTCAGCTTCCGTTCTCCAGTACGGTCACCGACGTCTGGCCGCTCCATTCGCCTGCCAGTACCGCCGCCATGCTATCGCTGGCCAAGCTGCAACTCGGGTAATTCGTCCCGTTCGATGGATCGGTAAACGAAAAGTTTTCGGCTGAACCGGCCATGCCGCGAAAGAATTCCTGGAATTGATGCAGCTCGTTCTGATCCAGCACACTAAGCTGGATCACCCATCGATGCAGCGGCAGTTGGTAACTACGGAAGCGCTGTTCTGTCCCATCCACGAACTCCACAGCCGTCGTCGAAAACTGCACGCTCCGTTGTGCCGGATATTGCATCACGGCCCCAGTCTTCAATGTTGGAAAGGTGCTCATATCTATAGTCCCGAAATAACGTCGTTCAATGAATTGGAATTCAGAATTGCATGCTTCACCGCGCTTGCTATGTCATCGCTATGGTCGAGAAACGATTGGCTGTCCATCGCATTCACTTGGATAGTGACTTGTGCCGGCGTTCCCGCCGATTGGCCGCGTGGCTGGCCTGTTCCTGTGTAGCTAACCGGCGTCAGTTGCCCCGATGAACCCGTCAGCCCTGCCTCCGATTGAACCGGCGCGGGCAACATGAATGGCGATGGTACTGCAAGCGTTTGACTGCTACCCTCTCCGAACAGGCTCAGGATTCCGCCGATCAGCGGCGACAGACTACTGAGTCCACCGCCCAGGAAGCTCGATGCAGCGCTCTCCACGGTGCTCCCAACGGATGCCCCCCCGCTCCCCTTCGACGATGTGTTCTGACCCACCGCTTGGGTATTGTCCTGCAGTGCGCTGATCTGCGACTGCTGAACCGAGGTAAGACTGCTGATTTGTGTCGTCAGCGACGTCAGCTGCTGCGTAACATCCGAGTTGCCGCTTTGACTCAGACCACTTCCGATGGTGCCGCCTGCTCCACCACCAGTCCCGCTTCCCGTGGATGCCGCCAGTTGTCCAAGTAGGTCACGTCGGGACGCATCCCCGGCGCTGCTCGGCGGCAAAAGATCTTCCCACTTACCTTTGGCCATTATTGCTTTCCGCCCTCAATTCGCTCTCCAGTACAAAGATCGCCTCAACCAAGCGGGCTGGCAAATCGTAAACGCTCCCGGCACCCAGCAGTTTCCAGGCATGGAACTCCTCCAGCAACGCGACGCTTTCCGATGAAATGTACGACGTGGGGCAGGTGGCGAGCGAAACCGTTCCCCGCACCCAAACAATTCGAGAACCCAAATCGCCGTCATCCTTCGGCAGCCAGCCGCACCGTCGGCGTCTCTCCAGGCCGCTCTTTCTGCACACGTCGCAGCTCCACGCGGCTTTGTTTCCCAGTTGAAAATGAAACGCGACGATTAGTTTTTTCTTTCTGCTTCCGTTAACCCGCACTGCTCTTTGATGGCGCACACTATCTCGCGCGCCAGGCCTTCCGGACCCTTTTCCAGCAAATGCAGCGCCGTGGCGGCCTCACCGTCTATGCTGAATCCATCCACGCTCACCAGCCCCCACTGCAGGTACATCGCGTCAATTTCCTGCGCCAGAATATTGGCTTCAATTTTCTCGTGAAGTTCCGTTCCAGCTGCTAGGAACTCTGCCTTCCGGCTGATCTCGCGCACTCGCCGGCTAAGCTCCATGCGCCTGCCGAACGAGATGCGGTAGATCGCGAAACGCACCCCCGGAACGGCCTTGGATTCAATCCAGACTTCGCTCTCATACTGCACACCATCGCCTTTGGCCTCGTCTGCTGTGCCGGCGTCCGGTCCTTTAGCCGAACGCAATGTAAATCTCATCGTTCACACTCCCTTGCGCGCGACAGCCTTGAAATTGCCACTGTTGTCTCGTCAGTGAATCGTCGAATGCCGGAACACCCGGCACAACACTGTTCATGTAAATGCCGAACAACTCACCTTGCTGCTGTCCAAGTTGCACCATCATACTGATCGGTGATCGTTGGCGCGCCGCCTGATAGAGAGCCCCCGTGGCGGTATCGTCCATCTGGAAAATGCTGAAGTTAACCGTCACTGCCCGCGGTCCGGGAGAAATCGTGCTGGGCAGTATCGCCCCATATTCACGCGCCCGCAACTCGAGATTGTTTGTGAACGTTACTTCCGCATTCGTTAATGTGTAAAAGCGCGAAGGCGAGCTGCCCAGCCAGACTTGCCCCAGGTTGCCCGGAATGATCGAGTAGTTGATCGGGGCAACGCTCGGTTCCGACGGAAACGCGGATAGTCCAAATTGCCCGCTCAGAAAACTGCTCGTGTCCACCAGGTCTTGCGCTTGCCCGCTGAAATCAAATTCATGGAAATCGCCGTTCAGCTTAATCGAAAGTGTATCCACCGCCATCCCCGCCAATACCCGTTGAACGGACGTCGATGGACTCCAGTAATCGAAGAGCGTAAGGCTAGACAGACTCTCGGCGGTTCGATACATCGTTGTGGGTCCGGTTTGTGAGCTCGCCAAGGGAGTAACTGAAAACGGAGCGTTCAGCTGAAGCGTGTGGGCGTCCACCACTACCGTCACAAACCGGATCTCGCCGCCACTGCTAACTGCTCCCCCCGGAGTAAGACCGTGCGATGCCGCAAACGCCACGGTCGAAGTCCCGCTCGTACTTGCCACCGTGCTCCCCGCCGATTGTGTCGCAGCCCCGCCTAAACATGCCTGAAACAACGGACCGTGCGGCGGAATCGCGCTGGGATTGCCCCAGTTCGCCATATACGTTTTTAACGCGAAACTGGTCTGTATTCTCTGGCCGCTTGGATTTCCCGCGAACGTTCGCGACCCTGTTTTGTCCGCCCGCTGTACCTTTTCAGTCTGTTGCTTCGTAGTCAACTTCACCGCCGGAATTCGATTGCTCGCGCTGATCGCTGCGGCGGCGCCGAAGCTTTCTTCCAATGCGACATAAAACCGATTGTCATTCGAAAGGATATAGGACATAAGAAGTTTGACTATGCGCCCACTAGCCCGCGCTGATCTCCAAAGTAAATGCAACTTTCGCAATTTGCAGAAAGTTCCGCCCGCCGTGTTTTGCGCCGCTAAAGGTAACCTCGTATCCGCCCGCAAAGATGACGCCATCCCCCCAATCCCCGCGGTTGTTGTCTAGCACCTGAGTGATTGCGTCGATATACGCCTGTAAGTGTGTTCCTATTTGCTCGAGTCGATCCTGCGAAACACGAGCCTCTACTACCATCTGCGCTTGACCGGAAAATGTTCGAAACTTCTCCCGAAGCTCGTTGACCACCTTGTTGCAATAAACGTAAATGAGCGGATAGTTGCTGATGACGCTTTGCTCGGCGACGTCCGGCGCCACGTTCTGAGCGATAATCTGCTGCGGCCCTAGAGAAGCCAGCTTGATCCCCTGCTGCAGTACTAACGCTTCCACGGCGGCTGGCACTCCGCCGGACGCAGCCAGCACCCCCAGCACCTTCTTCGTGCTGGAACCTGCGATTTGCAGCATGCTCAGCCTCTTTCCATCACCCGATGATCCACAATGAACCACGTCGGCAGTTGGCCCATGGGAATTGGCGCGCCCGGACCAGGACCCGACGTCATCGTCCAGCTGCTCATGGCCGTTGCGCTTTGATTCTGCAAGTTCAGCGCGGCGGGTGACGTTCCAACGTAAACGTTCCAGCTTGCCACGTTAGGCGGGGTCTCCCCAATTGTCACTACAAGTTGCTGGCCCGCGGAGGTGCCCGATTGAGTGAGACTGCTTGGCGCGCCTTCTTGGCCGGATGCGTTCACCCACGTCACGGCGACGTAGAACATCCCGCCCGCTGCAGTTCCGGCCACAGTCGATAATACCGGAGCGCTGGCTTTTGGAACGGGATCGACCACTAATCCTACTCCTAGCTGAAAGTAAGTCTGTGCGCTCGCCTTTGCGAGCTGCTCGTATTCCGTCCACTTACCTCGATACCGATCGTTCAGCTGGTTATTGTATGCATCCCGATAAATCAACGCCAAGGTTTTGTGGACGTGCCATTGCCGCAGCGGCTCAGTGACCACAACATCCTTGACGCCTTGCGCGCGTCGAAAATCCAATGAACAATCCCGCAGTGAGGAGCGCTTGAAAAGAAACAGCAAGAGGTCGTTCGTCACGTCTTGCTGCGCCAGCACAATCTTCGCCCCTAAGTCGATACCTTCTGTCGCCGCAACGTTGAGGATGGCATTCTCGTAACGTTGCAAGTCGCCCGCGTCGCTGATGGGACCATCGCTAAAGAGAGCCATGGTGTCTACCCGCCCCTACCGCTTCTCCGCTCGCGGTACGTTCTTCAGCGCTCGAAGATCTGCGTCTGAGATCACGTTCACTTGAACTTTGGATGCCATCAACTTCTGTTCCGCCTCCTCAACGGCCTTTTGCGCGGCCGTTCGAAACTCGGTGGATTCCTCCTCGGTCGCCAGATGCGCATGTCCCTCTAGAATCAGCCGCGCTGCTACGCTTCTCGAAACTTCTGCGAGCTGGCCCGGCCGGCCTCCATCAGGCGTCTCGTGACTGACGACGATTACATGGGGAGCCGCAATCTCCTGCTCGATTTTCCGCAACTTTTGAAAGAACACTCGTAGATCCATCCCACTCCTCTCCTGCCGCGGACAGACCATTTCTATCGTCCGCCCGCGTCGCTGATATCTTTCGCCTAGCTATTCACCTGCAGCCCGAACGAATTTCGAAGCACCGCCGTTCCGTATAGGACGTCCACGGTGAATTGCTGCCCCAGAGTGTTCGGCTGGTAGCTCATCACCACCCGGATTCCAAAATTACCCATCTCGGCATATTCGGCAATCGCGCCTGTTCCTGGAAGCGGTTGTGGAAGCCGCCGTATGACAAGCCCGATCGCGTCTTTCGAAAAGGCCAGATTGTGGGTGTTCACCGGTCCGCTGCCCGTCTTCTGCACCAGCTGCGACCGAAATACGAAGAAGTCCTTGATCTTGCCCACCGCGCCATCCACCAGTGCTCGTAAGCCGGCATCGCCCGCTGAGTAATATTCGCTAAAGCGCGGAATCTGTCTCATTGCGGAGTAACTCGTCGGATCCACCACTAGATACTTACTCGCAACACCCGGAACCTTCGCCTGGAACAATGCCGTCTCCGCCGCGTCTACCGTCGCCTCCGTTAACGCGATGCCTGCGGTTCCCACCGCCGTGTTCGAAGTGAATTGCGCGTACAGGCTCAAAATGTCCGATTCGATCCGTTCCGCGATTGCCACCACCGCCGGCTGCATGTACAGCTTCAAAAGGTCCGGCACCGCCAGCACCTTCGTGATATCTGGAATCTGGAACGTCGCTTCTGCGTGCGTGTTCAGCACAATCTGCGCGTTTCCAAGGTTCGGATTCTGCGTCTGAACCATGCCGCCCTCGGCGATATTGTTTGCGACTAATGTTGGCGGAATCGGCACATTCACTGTGTCTCCCGCATTAGCCAGCGTAGGTTCATAGTCTCGATTGACTAAATTGCCCATCACCAGGTTGCTCACCAGCGCTGGCAAGGCGTCTACTGCGACCAGCTTCACGATCGCGTTTGCTACATTTGCTGATGTAATTGTTGGCATTCATCTTCACCTCGTTTTAATTCTTCTTGAACCCACGCCGGTCGACGAGCCCTTTCAACCTCATTCCCCGGGCGTCCCCTTCACATGCCCCGTAGCGCCAGACTCGCCACTCTCGAGACCTCCTGGCGCATCTTCTCCAGCTCTTCCGGACTCATGCCCGGTCGAATCTTGTCCAGATCAAGCGCGCCTGTGGAGCCGGCTTTCGGCCCGGATCCCATCCCCGATCCGCCGGTAATCCGCGCCGGCAATAACTCGGGATTCTCTTGCACAAACTGTTTTAGATAGTCGCGGAGCCCCATTTCGTCCGGACCGCTGCGCGCAACCAACTGGCCATCCTCCCGCCGTTGTACGTCATCTCTCACGGCGCGATACGCTAAGTCCACCTTGACTACACCCAGCTGTTGCAGTTCCGCGCGGATCGACGAGCCTCGCTCCGCCTCCTCCGCCAGTTTGCGGCTACGCGCATTTTCCTGAACTAAATCGTTGACTCGTTTTTCCAGGTCCTCACGCCGCTTCCGCTCATCCAGCAATTCCGCCTTGTACGCTGGCTCAGCCTTCGCCTGTTCGGCGTGTACAAACTCATCAATCACGCCGCGTATCAGAGACCGCAGCTCTGTTCCGTCGGCCTTTTCCTCTTCCATGTGCCTCCTGCCAATCTGGCGCTCACAAGTGAATACGTATGGTCGCCCTTACTCTTGATCGATTTCGCTTCCAATCCGGTCTTTCACCTCTTGCCGGGCATCGCACAGGAATTGAAATGCCAGTTTTTTGAAAACTTGCTTCTTCAGCGTCGGTGACTGGATACCTAAGTTCAGCAGCATCTGCGCGTCTTGTAGCTCCGTCCCAAAATCACCAATGTCGAATTCATCCATCCCCGATACACCGATGCTCAATCCGTCCTCTCGCGCTCTTTCAACGGCCCGCAATACCCGCTTTATCGAATCCTTAACTGCGTCCCCGTAAGCCCGTAATACTTCCTGCGTGATTGCATAATCGCGCTGCTTGCTTACACCCGATTGCGTTGCATTTCCGGACAGTGCGCCTCCTGCGTGGCTCACATAGCACACCCGGTAAATCTCTTCCTGCAATCTCGTCAGATTATCGGCCGCAATCTGGTAAACATTGCCTTGGGGCTCCGTCCATCCAAAACGATCTTGCGGGCCCAGCTGAATGTAGTAAGACTCGCCCATCACCTGGTCCCAATCGCGTTCCGAGTAAATCACCGGCATCGCGAATAACCCCATCGTCAGCGCCCATCCCAGCGCGTTGGACTTATTGAAATGCTCCAGCTGCAGCGATGCCGCCTTGTTCAACAGCCACAGCCCTTCCGATACCCGCAGCTCCACCAGTGGTACTTGCGCCTGCTTCGCTAATCCATGCCGCCCCTCGGCCACCACCTCCACCGGCCCGCGTTTGCTCCCGTCCTCTACTTGTTCGTAAATGCGATAGTTTTCCTTGTCGTAGTAAACCCATCGCGTCTGCTTCCACCACCCCGCATCTTCGAGCTTGTCCTTGCGCAGACTTTGCGTCCGCAACACCACCCACTGATATTGCCCGTGGTCGTCGTAACTCCAATTGATAAGTTCATCGGCTGCGTAACTGAGTAAGTAGGCGCGCGAGGCCCCCCGCTCGTCCTCCTCGGCCCGTGTGCCAATTGGCCCGTCCAGCCGCGGGAAGTCGATCAGTATGTAGCTCTTTCCGCATACCAACGCCTCTACAAATTGCCGCCTAAAGAACTCGGAAAGGTTCGTGCCCTTTAGGTCGCAATCTTCCGTGAACACGCCAAAAAACCTTTTGGACCGCTCGCCGTTTCCTTCAAAGTTCAGGACCGGTTCACGCCGGAAGAGCGTGGCCGTATACCAGTCCACAATCGAACCTACATAGTTCTCGTAAAAGCTTCGGCTCAGTCGTTCCACATAGACGTCACCGGGCTCCTTCTGCCTCCGGACCAAGTATTGATCCGCATTTGCGATGAACTGGGCGCCGCCAGAATAGAGATCGCGATACTGCCGCCACATCGCTCTCTTCGCCGCGTATTCCGGATGCTCGTGAATAATATCGGGACCGCCGTTGCCAATGTTCATCAGGTATTCTTTCGCCGCTAAATCAACCGTCGGCTCTGCTCGCCGAACACCGGACGTGGCCCGCACTCTTGCCAAATCAGGTAACCCAGCGCGTCCGACAGGTGGGTCCTCTCGGAATCCCGCTCTTTATCGATCACGCTGCTTTCAGGCTTGTAGGTTACTTCCTCGAAATCCGTTATCAGCCCACGGCACCGCGGATCGATCAGCAACCGGACTTCTTCGCTCGCCGAAAACAACTTCGCATTCACTAAACCAATCCGTTCCCGGACGCTCGGGTTGCTCGCCGGCACTCGAAACTTCAGGCTTCGGTACGCCGTTTGCCGAAAATATTCCCGGATGATTCGGTAATCCGTTGTCCCAGCCGTCTGCAGCCGCTGTCCGGTCGCATCGCCGTAAATCACGATGCCCGCCTGATGATTCGGATACCGCGCGTGAAACTCCTCGCACGCTTGCAACGTGCTGGCTTTCCTGAGCACAACTTCATCCAGCACCAGAATGTCTTCGCCGCGCTTTTGCGCCACGATCGAACTCATGGGATCCACGTTAAAGTCCAGCGCCCAGAACAACGGCAACGTCCCGTCGATCTCCAGCTTCCTCAGGTTGCGCGCGCGTTGGAATCCCGGATAAACCACTCCGGCCTGCACGTTCAGGTACTCGCCCAGCGCTTCCTGTTCGAAAAACCTCGCGTCGTAGCTTCCGCGCAGCCGCTCGTAAAAGTCCGGGATCTTGTCAAGCACGTGTTTGTTCTCGAATGGCTTGGCAACCACAACGTCGTATCCAGCAATTACATTCCGCACGAATCTCCGATACACCCAGTCAAATCCCTTCGGCGTCCACACCGCGAATCCGCACAGACGAGATGCCTTCGGATCGCGCAACCGGCCTTCCAGTCGTAGCCAAGCTTCTTCCGATGTATATGTCAGCTCATCCAGTCCAAACCAGGCTAAGTTCGTTCCGCGCAGCCGCTCAAAGTCGTCCACCGCTCGAAAATATATCCGCGACCCGGTGTCCTTCATCAGCAGTACCGATTCCGACTTATTCAGCTCATGCCGGATGCGATTACTCGCCAATACCTCCATGAAGCTGGTCAAGGTTGCGTCCCGCAACATTGGATAAGTCGGCGCTCCAATTAACCCTTGGCGACCAGGATTCAAGTAACTCAGTTTGATCGCCTCTTGGCACAGCGCTTGACTCTTTCCTGAGCCTATGGGTCCAGAAAACCCCTTAAACCTCGCCGTGGAAACATGAAACCTGTTCTGCGAAGGGAGTGGGGCATATTCTATTCCAATCGGCAGCGTTTTTCCGCTGGATCTATCCACGTGACGATGATCTCCCTCGGCTGCTCCTCTTCTTCCAGCTCTCTTTCCAGTTGAGTCAGCCGGATGAAATCCGCGAGTGTTACTTTGTTGCTCGTGAAATCCAGCCGCCTTTCGACCTCCCTGAGCAGCTTGGTGATTCGTTGCTTGCGAGTACCTTTTAGTCGCCTTTTTGGCTCGCTTAGTGGCTGCGGCTTTCCTATCGGTGTCCGTGCTTTCATCTCGAGTCCAAAAAAATGGGCGCCTCCGTTTCCAGAAGCGCCCGAAAGCAA